TTATTTGTTCCTGTGTTGAGAAAATTGATGGTGATGGAAGATCTTGCCATTGAAGCTCACAACAGAGAAGCTGATGATATGTTAAGAATATGGGCGGAACAGTGTCGTATGTTTGACATCGATTATATTATTTGTTCAATCGATAAAGATTTAAAATGTATACCCGGAAAACATTATCTAATGCACAAAGAGATAATGATTGATGTTTCAGAAGAAGAAGCAATGAGACATTATTATGAACAATTACTCAAAGGAGATCCTACCGACAATATCCCTGGAGTGCCACGAGTGGGCGAGGTTAAAGCGGTAAAAATATTAGAACCATATGACACTGAGGAAGAATTTCAAGATCAGGTGATTGAGCAATATATGGGAGCTTATGACGAAGATTGGGTAAATTATTTACTTGTTAATGCTAAACTAATCCACCTACAAAGAGATGTTGGTGACTATTTCAGTTTTGTTGACTGGCCAATGATGGAGAAATTAAGATGACACTAGATTGTTATGAAGATAATTGTCCCTATTTCAGGGATGGGTGTATGAGGGAGCGTTGTATAGATGATGAACAAGATCACAGTACCGAAGATACTAGTCCCTTCGATTAGTAAAAAATTTAATAACGGTCATTGGCAATTTCCTGCTCAAATGGGTGGGAAAGAGTCTGTGGGGTTTATTTATGTTATCCGAGATAATTTCCTCAAAAGGTTTTATCTCGGTAAAAAGCAATACCGTGGTACAGGTAAACTGAATAAAGGAAAAGAATCTGATTGGAGAAAATACAAATCTTCTTCAAAGCTTCTTTTAGAAATGTTTAAAGAAAGACCCAGTGAGGAATTTGACTTTATATGTATTGAAGAATATAAAGCTAAAGGTGCATTGGCATATGGTGAAACATGGTCTTTATGTTTAGTGGAAGCACCGACCACCTTGGGTTGGTATAATACACGTATTGAAGCTATATCTTGGTCAGTTAAAGAGGGTATAACGGATAGGCATAAAGACCGTTTAAATAAAACAATAACTTGGGAAAAATTTAATGAATAGATTTTTATTATTATCTTTATCAATACTGTTACTTCTATCGTTTTATTTGATTGGAAAGGCTAATTATTTGATATTGGTTTCAGGAATAGTTACACCGGAAGAACACATGATCGTTGGGTTATCTCTTATGTTCATGGCTTCAACAACCTTCAGTGCCTTAAGAAATAAGAAATAATGGGAACAATAGTTGTAAAAAATCAACCTTGTCCGGATAAGAGTTGTGGGTCATCAGATGCAAGACAAATATATGATGACGGCAAATCTTTCTGTTTTTCATGTCAAAAGTTTTTTCCTAAAGTGGAGGGTGAAATATACGTGGAATCAAAACCTGAGTACTTCAAAAGAATGTCATCTGATGAGATTAAAGAATTACCGATCAGAGGTTTTAAAGAAAGAGGAATAACAAAAACAGTTGCTGAGTTCTTTGATGTTAGAGTGTCTTATGGTGAAAATGGGGAAATTGATGCTCATTATTATCCATATGATGAAGGTAAAGCATTTAAAGTTAGAAAACTTCCCAAAGTGTTTTCATGGGTTGATAAATCATCAGGTTTATTCGGTATTGAAAAGTTTAGTCCAGGTGGAAAAAGACTTATCATAACTGAAGGTGAAATTGATGCAATGACCGTTGCTCAGGCAAGTCTTGACAAATATCAAAAGATATATCCTGTCATATCTTTATCTTCAGCATCAATGACAAAATCTTTGATTGAGAAAAGAGATTGGATCAGGACTTTTAAAGATGTAATTTTATGTTTTGACAGTGATGCCGCAGGTCAGAAAGCAACTGAAGAGGCAATAAAAATTATCGGTATTGACAAGGCAAGAATTGCTAAGCTACCTGAGAAAGATCCGAATGAAGTTTTCTTGAAACATAATGGAAGTAAATTGTTTCAGTGTATTTGGGATGCTTCATCATATGTACCTTCAGGTATTATTTCAGTTGAAGAGATTTGGGAAGCCATTGAAAAGAGAGATAAAATACCCGCAGTGCCTTATCCTGATTGTATGGCGAGTGTAAATAAGAAACTCAAAGGTCAAAGACTAAATGAGATAGTTTTATTTATATCCGGTACGGGTTCAGGTAAATCAACACTCATGCGTGAGATTATGTTGCATGATTTGATTGTGACAAATGATAAAATTGGTATCATATCTCTGGAAGAAACACCTGCAGAAACAGGTGCTAAGCTTGCAGGTATGGCAATATCAAAGAATGCTGCACATGAAGAAATTCCTCTTGAAGAGTTGAGAGTGGGTTTTGACAGTGTATTCGGAGAAAACAGAGTTGTGTTATTGAATCATGAGGGTAACTTTGCCGACGGTACAATACTTGATAAAATAGAGTATATGAGTCTTGTTGGTTGTAAATATATTTTCATCGATCACATAACAATCCTTGTGTCTGAAGGTGTTGCTGATCTTACGGGTAATGAAGCTCAAGATAAGATGATGAATGAACTTTCAAGAATAGTTCAGAAGCATCCTGTCTGGATAGGCTTGGTTTCACATTTAAGAAAAGCCGCAACCGGAGGTAAATCTTTCGAAGAAGGTAAAATGCCAAGTCTTGATGATATTAAAGGTTCAGGTTCAATCAAGCAGATCAGTTATGATGTAATTGCTTTCGCAAGAAACATGGCTGCATCTTCAGAGTCGGAAAGAAATACTGTTAAGATGTCAGTCCTTAAGGCAAGAACAACAGGTCAGACCGGACCTGTGAGAGGTTTGTTTTATCAACATGAACAAGGTCGTATGATTGAAGAACCATTGGAAGATAGTTTTGAAGTAGTTTAAATAGGAAAAAGATGAATAAATATGAAATAGAAAAAGATTATTCAAAAGATAGTTTGTTTGATGAAATGGGTTTGAGGAGGCTTAAAGATTCTTATATGTTAGAATCTGAAAAATCCCCTCAAGACAGGTTTGCTTTTGTGGCTTCAGCTTTTGCGAGTAATCAAGCACATGCGGACAGACTGTACAACCTATTGAGTAGGCAAATATTGAGTGCATCCACACCGATACTTTCTTACGGCACATCGAAGAAGGGTTTACCAATTTCGTGCTACTTGTCATATATTGATGACAGTGCCAGCGGATTGATCAACACTTTGGCCGAAATTTGCTGGCTGAGTGTATCGGGTGGAGGTGTAGGCTTGGGCATCGGTATACGTTCGGAGGACGATAAATCGGTGGGAGTGATGCCACACTTGAAGACGTATGAGGCAATTTCATTGGCTTACCGTCAGGGTAAAACACGCAGAGGATCTTTCGCAGCGTATTTGGGTATCAGTCATCCAAACATTAAGCAATTCATCGATATGCGTAAACCTACAGGTGATGCCAATCAGCGTTGTCAGGAGCTTCATCACGGTGTTAATATCACCGATGAATTTATGCAGTTGATTGAAGATTGTATGAAAGATGAAAATTGTGATGATGCTTGGAATCTGATTGATCCACATACAGGTCTTGTCAAAGAAGTTGTTTCGGCAAAACAGTTGTGGGAAAGTATACTTGAAACACGAATGAGAACTGGAGAACCTTATTTGCATTTCATTGATGAAAGTAATCGACAATTACCTGAGTTTCAAAAGAAATTAAACTTGTCGGTCACTCAATCAAATATATGTACAGAAATAACTTTACCCACAGATAAAGAAAGAACAGCGGTTTGCTGCTTAGCTTCTCTTAATCTTGAGTATTGGGATGAATGGAAAGATGATTATCAAGTGTACAGAGATGTTGCTGAGATGCTTGATAATGCTTTGGATATATTCATCGAAGATGCACCTGATGAAGTTATAAGAGCAAAGTTCAGTGCTTATCGTGAAAGAGCAATCGGTATTGGAGCTTTGGGATTTCATGCATTACTGCAATCTAAAGGTATTCCATTTGAAAGTGCAATGGCATCTTCGGTGAATAGACAGATATTCAGTAAATATGAAATACACCTTAAAACTGTAAATTATGATTTGGGACTTGAAAGAGGAGAATGTCCTGACGGTGTGGGTTACGGTGTGAGATTCAGTCATATGACTTCAATCGCACCAAATGCGAGTTCTTCAATCATCATGGGTAATACTTCACCGAGTATTGAACCGTTCAGAGGTAATGCTTATCGACAAGATACTTTGTCAGGATCATTCTTAAATAAGAATAAGTATCTTGATAAAATCTTAGTTAAAAGAATACCCACAATAGTTGAGTATATGGATGTTTGGAGCAGTATCGTTTCCAACGCAGGGTCTGTACAACATTTGGAATGTCTTACACAAGATGAAAAAGATGTGTTCAAGACAGCTTCTGAATTGGATCAAAATTGGATCATTCAACATGCTGCTGACAGACAACCGTATATCGATCAAGCTCAATCGGTAAATCTTTTCTTCAAAGCAAATGCATCACTTGACTATTTACATCATGTACATTATATGGCATGGAAAAAGAAACTCAAGACATTGTACTATTGCAGATCGGATAAGATTTACCACGGTGATTCAATGAATAAAAAGATTGAAAGAGTGACGATGGATTCGATGAAAGTTCCTTTTCTTAAATCGACCGAAGAGGAGTGCTTGGCATGTCAATGAGAAAAGATATATTTGCAACAAGAGATTCTTTTAAGCCTTTTATGTATCCTTGGGCTTATGAGACTTGGCTTGAACACGAACAGATGCATTGGATAAGTCGTGAAGTTCCTTTGCATGAGGATGTTCGGGATTGGAATAATAAGCTTACAAAAGATGATATACAATTTTTGAGTGATACATTTTTATTATTTACTCAAAGCGATATTGATGTTGCGAATGGTTATATAAAAGACTATTTACCACATTTCAAACACCCTGAAATACGTATGATGCTTTTGGGGTTTGCTTCGAGAGAAGCAACTCACATCGATGCATATTCATACTTGATTGAAACATTGGGCAAAGCGGATTCATTTTACAGTGAATTCCTGAAAGTGCCTGTGATGAAAGAGAAGCATGATTTCTTTGAAAATATTGTGAACAGTGAAACAGATAAAAATTCACTGCCTTTACAAATTGCTGGAATCAGTGCTTTCACTGAAGGTATGTTTTTATTCTCTTCATTTGCAATGCTGTTGAATTATCCAAGACAAGGCCTCATGAAAGGTATGGGTCAAATTGTATCTTGGAGTGTATTGGATGAGCAGAAGCATGTTGAAGGCCTAATCACTCTATTCAGAACCATAATCCAAGAAAATCCAAGATTGTGGACTGATGATGTTAAAAGTGAAATTTATGCCACTGCGGATATGATGACGGAGCTGGAAATAGATTTCATTGATCATGTATATAAAGGTAAAGAAGTGATTCGAGGACTCAAATCTGAAGATTTGAAACAGTATATTAAATATATTGTGGACAGAAGGCTCATAAGTCTTGGTCTCAAAGGTATTCACGGAGTTAAAAACAATGCTCTACCGTGGATTGATGAAATGATTGCAAGTCAAAATCATGAAAACTTTTTTGAAAGTCGTGCAACAAGTTATGCCAAAGGAGCATTGAAAGGCACTTGGAACGACGTTTGGGGAAAATATGACGGAAAACAAGAAGTTCAAACTGGAATTGGCAATGGTGTTAAGTAACAATGGGATTGATTCAAGATTGAATATTCCCGATTATATCCTTGCCAAACATCTCTTCAATCATATAAAAAATATTGAAGATATGTGTCATTTGAATAACCTACATCAAAATTTATTACCAATATCGGAGATAATGAAATAATGGACAGAATTGAATTTTTGAGTGACCTGACAGATTTATTCAATAAATATAGTATTGATAATGAGGCCAACACAGCCGATTATTTGCTTGCAGACTATACTGTTAATTTGTTGAAAGAACTGAGAGATCTCAACAATAGGATGCAAGTACATAAAATAATTAAACCTTCATTGGAGACATTGAATTATGAGTGAAGCCGTTTTAGAAATACTCAAAGGTAATTCTCATCAAAGACGTGTACAGCTTAGAGCCTTGAAAAGAAAATATGAGATGGTGGAACAGTACGGTTGGTACAATTATGCT